GGGAAATAGACGGCACCGTTTTTCCAAAACGATGTCCAAAGAACGCAATATGATGATGTGATAGCGTCGAATCACAGGCTGATTTACGTGTCAGTCAACACGGTGCTGATTTCTGGCGTGCACACGCCGAGGGAGATTACACTTCAGCGCCTCACTGTTACAAATGAGCCTGAAGCAGGTGTAGATGGAGTAGGTGACGTTTGAATGACCGCCACCTTCGCACGTCCTTTTACGGACTCTCTGCCCCTATTCGCTGGCAAAGTCGCATACACCAAACCGTCTCGTCTGACTACCGATGATAACGCTGACATCGGTATCGCACCTGCGTCCGTAGACGTGTGCTTCAACAACGTAATGAAGGTCTCACACTGTACTGTCACGTTAGCGTCCACCAACGCATAAACCAAACAGTCACGGGTCGCGGTAGCGACATATGTCTCAAACAAGACACTTGTGACACCTCCAAACGCATAGAAAAACGGGACGATTGACGACTTCCCTTCGTCCACAACGCCTGAGTATACGTACTCCACTGGCACTTCACGGAACGTGTCGGATGTGAAGATGCCATCAGTGACGATAGCAGAGCCATTTTCCGGCTGGTGGATAATCAATTTCTCACCAGCCCGCAGTTTTATCGCTGTGGTTGTGTAGATGACTGAATGCGTGTCCCGCACGGACACTCGAGTCACTCGATCTGAATCCAAGCCATCCCCCATTGGGATGACAGTTGCGGTCACCATATGAGTTCCACCCGAAGTCAATGTATCCCCTGTCCAACTTAACGCTGCGTTCTCCACGAACGACCCTGACGGCGTCAGGGCCGATCTCGTGAACGTAAGCTTTGCCGTTTGGCGAATAGTTGGCAACTTAAGAGGATCCAACGCTGACATAGCCAGCACGTAAACGTGCCCTGGCGTAGTCAAACGCGGCTCCGAGTTTTCATAATTGACGAAGTAATCCTTTTGAGTTAACGGAAAAGCCAACACCGTCGCCTGCCAAATCTGTGAGACACGCACATTCTCACGCGACATGACAGAAGCCAACCGGCTCGTTGCATCCATCCCCTCTAAGGTCACATCCGCTGGATCCGGAATATACACAAACGCCAAGCTGCCGCTTTCCGTAGCAGCACACATTGGCAGAACCTCCAATTGAAATGACTTGTACGCAACTTTCTCGTACAATTGACTCATTATGCGACTTCGCGAGCCCTCAGGCCCGGGTGACACATAGATCTTCATCAATATGTCCCCCGCCTGAATATCTCCTGGCGCAAACAACGAGCCCTCTTTCATTTCCACCCGGTTATGTGGCACCAGCAGGCGCTTGCCTCCTAGTGTATAATGGGCAGCGAACAACGACGAACCCAAGCCCAAGAATGAACAAATCGACGACGCCACCGTGTCGATCTTGTCCACCACATCCCCGATTATTGGCAGCTTCTTTGCAACACCAACCGCGGCGGTTGCCAAACGCCCAAGAGCATTGCGACCACCATTTTTCTTTCCCCCTTTCGGAACTTTCTTCTTGTTTTGACGTTTATTTGAATTAGGCATATGAGCATGACCGAACTCCACCGCACAACTACGGCATTTGACCCCGCATATCGGCTCACCGATGACTCAAACGTGGTCATCTGCCTTCGCGTTAGGTTGTGCGATGTTGTTGTTTCCGGCGAACTCACATGCTCCCTATCCATATGTTAAAATGCAGCAAGCAACGGAACTCACCACATCCACTCAGGAATCAGAAACACTAGAATTCAAACAACTGGCGCCTCCGCCATACGTCCATACAAATGTGTAGCCGAAAACACATGGCGAGCGATAGATTCATCCGGATCATCGCCCTTGGTAGAGAAACCCAACCCCCGAACGTCCAGGTTGGTTGTGAAGTCGTAATCGCTGGACCATGGACGACCCACGTCCGATCCACGACTGAACTCCACTGTGTGTTCTCGAGCGTAGTCACTGTAATCGACGGGAATCTTCCCATCTACAGTCGGATGCGACCACGGCTCGATTTTGGTCCAAGAGTCAAAGAACTTCTCAAGCTCAATTTGCTCGTGGGGCTGCCACCCGTACACCTCGGCGACCACTCCCCGCAGACTGGCGTCCGGTCCCATCGCTAAACGACTCCCCACCTCATCGCTCAACGTCGAAACTAGACCGATCTTGCGAATCTCCCACCAGTCACGCAAACCCCTGAACGTTGGAAATTTCGGGACTACTCCACGTGTCAGCCGCAACAACGCACGACACAACGAATTTATGATAGGGCACCTAGGGCACTGATATGCGAGTGAGATTGCCTTCGCTCGTAATAGCTGCCGCATGGTCGCCTCAGTACCATGTCGTTGATCGCTTGATGTCCAGCCGACATTCAACATCACGTAGAGTGGGTCCACTACTATTTCCTTGGTCTCCGCTGAGAACACTTGGCCGCAGAATGATGCGACCTCAGGCCTATCAACAATATCAATCTTAATGTTGAAACCCAACTCCGCGTACTGTTGCGGACTGGGTACTTCACCTGTGATCGCAAAAATTCC